ATGGCATACCTGCGGAAGGTAAGGAACGGCTGGCGGGCCGAGGTTGAGCGCGCCGGCGTGCGTGTGTCGGCCACGCGTGCGACAAAGGCCGAGGCCCAGGCCTGGGCAGTGGCGGAAGAGGCTGCAATCCTGGCCGGCGCGCGGGGCGAATACCCGCGCAAGACCCTGGCCGATGCCGTGGAGCGCTACCGGCGCGAGGTGACGGACAAGAAGGCCAAAGCCCGGCCGGGCGTGGCCAGGGCGGACAACCTGCGGTTTGATGCCTGGCTGCGTGACTTCCCGGATCTCGCGGCCAAGGTGTTCCACGAGATCACCACGGAGGACTTGGCCAGGTGGCGCGATAAGCGGCTGCAGGAGGTGTCAGAGTCCAGCGTGTTGCGCGAGCTGCAGCAGTTTCGCCCCATCTGGGCGCTGGCTATTGACGAATGGAAGTGGGCGGGTAAGAGCCCCTGGAAGGGCCTGCGCTTGCCGCGCAAGGGCCATGCGCGGCGGCGGTCAACGATGTGGCCTGAGGTGCGCCGCCTGGTGCGCTCGGCAGGCTACACGCGTGCACTGCCGCCCCAGTCACCCCAGCAGGAGGCGGTGTGGTCGTACATGGTGGCGCTACATACCGCGCTGCGTAGCGCCGAGGTGCTGCGCATGTCGCGCAGCACGGTGGACCTGGCCAAGCGCGTTTACCGCCTGCCCAGGCACAAGACGGACGGCGCCGTGGGCGAGCGCCTGGTGCCATTCACGCGCCGTGCTGCGCGGCTGCTGCAGGTACTGGATGCGGCGGCGGCGGCCGCCGGGCGGGATGAATACTTCACGATCAGTGACCAAAGCCGCGACGTGCTTTGGCGCAAAGTGCGCGATCGCGTGATGATCGAGGGCCTTCGCTTTCACGACAGCCGCGCGGCCGCGCTGACCTGGCTGGCCAAACGCTACGACGTGATGACGCTGGCCAAGATCAGCGGGCACGTGGACATCAACGAGTTGTTCCACACGTACTACCGCGAGAGCGCGCAGGACATTGCGGCGCGGCTCTAGCTGGCTAACCGTTTGAAGCTAGCCCGCTCCATAGCCAGTCGCTCATGCCGTGCGGGCGCCGTGGGTTGGCGTAATGTTCGGGGCGTAGTTTGATGTCCCGATAAAGGGCCATTTGGTTGCGGCTGTAGCGCAGTTGCTCATGCGGCACTGCGGACTCGCGCGCGTACAGCCTCCACCATATCGCGTTCCAGTAGTAGCAGCGCGGCCACCCTTCCGCTTGGCCTCTTCGAGAGGCTTCAACCCTGGCATCGCGCAATGTCATGCGTTCTAGGATTGGCATCAAGACCTCGGTTGGCGTTTGCCCTGCATGAACGCCTGCACGTCGGCCAGGCGCCAGTAACGCATCTTCTGCGACACGTTGATGAACGGCTTGGGAAAGTCGGGACGCTTGGTCAAACGGTCTGTGACGTGCGCACGCGTGCAGCCCAAAAGCGCGGCAATGCCGGCGGTGTCAACGCGTGCAGAGGTGCTTTGAATCGTGGTCGTCATGGTCTTCTCAGGCGGCCTGCCGGCCCAGGCTGGTCATGTCTGTGCGCACTGCTGTGCCGCCAGTGCTTTGGGTGCGGGCGATCAGCTTGCGTGCCATGGCGGTCAGCTCGCCGGAGCTGACCTGGCGCAGTTGGAACTCATGGAACTCCACGGCATCGCGCAGGGCGTCCAGCTCGTGGAAATACAGCGCCGTTGGGCGCCAGGCGCCTGAGGCGAGGGCTCGTGCCCGGATGGAATCCATGGCGGCCTGGGCGGCGGCGATGTGCTCGCGCAGCCCGCGCACGATGCCACTGCGCTCAATCTCCAAAGCGATCTGCAGGCATGTGGCCAGCACCGTGTGCTGGTCCTCTGTGGCTACGCCTTCGCGCAGGCGGTCCAGACACGCCTGGGCTGGGGCGATGGTCTCGCGCACCTCGGCGTCGGTCAGCCGGGCGGCGCGGTACAGGGCGGTGCCGAACGCATTCACGTTGATCACGCGCGGCTTGCGGGGTTTGCGGCCGTGGGTCATCGGGCCTCCGGTTTTGTGACGTGCACCGCCACGGGTGGCATGGTGCGGCCAACAATGCTGAGCATGACCAGGCCGCCGCCATTGATGGCGGCCATCTCAGCCGCGTCGGGCTTCCAGAATGAGAGCACGCAGGGCAGACCGTCCTCAACCACATCTGTGACGGGCAGTGCTCCCACGGGCATCTGCTGTTGATCCCAGCCGGATGGGGCGCCAAGTACCCTGTTGTTGGAGGGGTGTTGAACGTACCTCATGCAGACACCCCCGCATCGTCATCAAGTAGCTGCACCAGCATGTAGCCGTCGGACGTCTCATGCGCCGCGGCGCGGCCGTGGAAGCGAAGGTGCTCTATGCACTCGCGCGTGTGGTCGTCGAGCTGGCCGGCGGCGAAGCCGTAGGTGTCGTCCTCGGCCAGGCGCTCGCCCTCGGTCATGATCAGTTCCTCGGCGGCCGTGATGGCGATTCGCTCGGCACGTTCCAGCGCGATCTGACGGGCCTGCGCGCGCTCCTGGGCCTGCAGGGTGGGGATGGTCAAGCCGTTCACGCCAGCACCTCCAGCTCGCTCACGTCGAACATGACGCGCTTGGGTGCCGATCGCTTGCTGCGCTCGATGTCCACCTCCCAGGCGCGGTCGCCTGCCTTTGCAGCCACCACGCCCTCGTAGTCGATCCAGGGCTTCTGCGTCTTACCGGTGGCCGTGCTGTTGATGCGCACGCGCACGCCCACTCCGATGGCCACGGGCTTCGCTGCCGCCCCATCGCTCACGTCTGCACTGCCATTACCACCGGGCGCGAGACGGGAGTCGGTCGCTCCTGCTTGGGAGGCATCGGCCACCATGGGCAAAGCGACCGACGTGGATTGGGCGCTGCCGTTGTTGCTGGGCGCAACGCCACCCGCCGCCTGCCCATCAGGGACAGGCGGCGCTTCGTTGCCTTGCGCCGCAGGCGCCTGGTCATGGTCCTCTTTCAGCGCAGCCAGGGCTTCGGCAATCTGCGCGCTGGCATGCGCAGCGGAGGTCTTGGGCGCTTCGCCGCCGGCGGGCGCAGCGGGGCCTTTCTTCTTGGCTTTGCCACCACCACGCACTGCGCTGGCCTGCGCAGCGGGGTCATGGGGGGAGGAGCCCTTCGGGGCCTCAGATTTCGCGGGCGTAGCCTGGGCTTTGGCTGCGGCGCGTTGGTTGGCCTTTGTTTTGGCTTTCACGGCATCGATGTGAACGCCGTACTGGCTGGCAACCAGCATCAGGCCCTCGTTGTCATCCTTGCCAAGCCAGTGGCGATACTCCACGTCGTTGAACATCACCAGCAGTTGCAGCACATCGCTGGGGGTCTCGGTGTCGGCTATGTATTGCAGCAAACCGGCCTGTGGGGCAACCTTTCCGAGGTCCAGCAGCTTGCACAGGCGCTTGGCGCGGTCCTGGTTGTAGGCCCGGGCCATGTTGGTGGCCAGCAGGCGCAGCACTTCGTCGGTGGGCACGGCACCGGAAAACTCCGGGCTGGTGATTTCCTTCCACGCGGCTGTCAGCACATCCCAGCGCCATTGCGTTTCATAGGCCTGCTTAGCATCGGCATCGGAGCGTTGCTTGGCGTAGCGGGCGTCCTGCTGGGCCTGCTCCTCGATCTTGGCGGCGGCCTCGGTGTTGTCGGCTGCTTTCAGCAGGCCTTCCACCTGGTCGGGGGTGAGAACGGCCACCAGTTGGCCACCCTTGTGTGGGTTGGCCACCAGTGTTGGCTGAATGCCATGCTGCTCCATGACCTTTCCAATGAGCTTGCGCAGCGGCTTGTCGGTCGGGCTGTCGGCCTTGTCGTCCAGGCGCAGGTAGCCCTTGACCTCGGTGCTCCAACTGTTGGGCATGAGGGTCTTGGCCTCGCGCCCCTCGATGATCTGCTGGCCGCGTGCCAAGGCCTCGCGCTTCATCGCCGTGGCGTGGGCCTCTTCTTTGGCGTGGAAGCACGGGGGGTCGGTGCACACGTCTGCACTGCCAACATCCTGGAACAGGTCGGGATTGGCGCCCGTGCGCTTGGGGCATTCCTTGCAGCTGCCAGCCTTGGGTACCAGGCCGGCATCGGTGATCTTGAAGGGGGCGCCGCTCAGCTTGAGCATGTAGTTTTGCTGCACATGCTGCGCGCAGTCGCGTTGGCCGCGCGGCTCTCCCAGGTAGTTCCTCTCGCTGCAGTAGCGCAAGGCCTTCAGCTGCAGAGCCTCGTCAGGGATGCGGGCGATCAGCAAGGCCTTGCTGAAGTCGATGTCGCCCGAGCGCAGGGCCTCGCGGGCATTGGTGTGCAGGTCCAGGATCTTGAGCCGCGCGTACACGTAGCTGCGGCTTTTGCCGATCTTGGCAGCCACCTGGTCGGCGTTGATATTGCCGGTGCGCATCAGCACTTCGTAGCCCTCTGCCTCTTCCAGTTCGGTCACGTCCTCGCGCTGCAGGTTCTCGATGACCTGGATCTCCAGCGCCTGCTCGTCCGTCAGCTCGCGGATCATGGCTGGGATCTCGGCCACCTTGGCCAGGCGGCATGCGCGCAGGCGGCGGGCGCCGGCCACCAGCTCGTAGGCGGGCAGGGGCGCGTCCTTGCGGCGGAATCCCCACGTGTCGGGCACGCGGTGGCCGGGCAGCGGCCGCAGCAAGATGGGCTGGTGCACGCCGGTGGCGGCGATGCTGTCGGCCAGCTCCTGCAGCTTGGTGGCGTCAAAGTGCTTGCGGGGGTTGGTGGTGCTCTCTTCGATGAGGGCCACCTCCACCATGCGCATCTGCGGGCCTGCGCCGGGCTGGGGCAGGGGGGTGGTTACGGTGTCGTGAAAGTCGGTTGCCATGGTGTTGCCTCACGGGGAAGGGGTGGTGCTCTTCAGCCAGTTGAAGTGCGGCGGGTTGCCCGCCTGTTCGTACGTGGCCCACAGCTGCGCCCCGGTGGGGGAGCGCTGGGCAGCGCCGGGCCGTGCGCCTGCGGCGCGGCAGGTGCCGCAACTGCAGTGGTGCAGTTGGTAGGCCTTGTCTGCGCCGTACCAGTCGGGCGTGGTGGCCTGTTCGCTCATGCGCTACGGTCGATGTAGTTGCCCTGCAGATCCGTCACGCGGCCATCAGGGAAGTGCAGTCGGCTACCAACGCGGCTGGGCAGGCTGAATGCCACTTGCGAGCCGGGTCGCACGTGGGCGCGCAGCTCGGCGCCGTCGTAGATGGCGCGGCTGCTGGCGTTGCTGATGGGCATGTCCGCTAGGAACCGTGCCGGTGGTGTCTTGCGGCCGGGGCGCGCAACGGCGTGCAGGCCAGGGGCGCGCGGGACTGCGACGGGAACCACGTGGATGTGCGCGGAGGATGTGGATGGGCGGCGGCTCATGGTGCACCGCCTTCCTTGGCCTGGGAGCGGGCGGCAAGTGCGTCATGCAGCTCGTCCGTGTCGGCCTCGCCGTCCTCGCGCCATGCGTCGATGATGCCGGCCGCCTCGTCTGTGTGCTGGATGATCCACCGGTATATTGCGGCGTGGCGTGTGTCCATTGCGCGCTGCTCCGCATCCCCCTGCGCTACTGGCGCTGGCTGAGGCGCTGCTAGATATAGCGGCTCTGCCCACTCGTCACCGTCTGCGAGCGGGACGTCGGCTTTGGCTTCGTACAAGCGCAGTGTTTTGCTGTGACGCCACGCCACTGGCTCCTGCTGGGGCGCTGACTGGGCGGCGGGCGCGGCGGCGAGGGCAGCATCAAGGCGGATGATCTCTTCGGCCATCTGTTCTTTAGTCAGGAAATGCAGAATGCCGTCCTTCGTCCGATGGCGTGTCATGACTGGCACCGCCACAGCGGCACGCGCTGCCTGCTTTGGGTTTTGCATATCAGTCATGCTGCCGTCCCTCCCACGCGCCCCAGCACCGCGCAGGCGCGGCGGCGTACGGTTTCGCTGACGTCGTAGCCCAGTTCGTCGGGGCTGACGAGGTCCTGCAGCAGCTCCAGGGCGCGGTCTTTGCCCTGCCAGTAGTGCACGTCGCTGGCGCGGTGGGTGCAGGTGTTGATCAGGTCGGTGGCCAGGGCCTCGGCGGGGGTCAGGCGCAGGCCGGGCAGGGGCGTGCCGGCGGTGGTGAGCACGGTGACGCCGCCGCCGGCGGTGTCGGTGATGTGGATGGTGATGGTCTTGGCTTGCATGGTGGTGGTCAATCGGCCGCGAGGGCTACGGATGTGGCCTGCGGCAGCGACAGCCGCAGGGTCGTGATAGGGGTGGTGACAGCCACGCGCTGGCCGGCGCGCAGGGCGTTGGCCTGGGCCTCTGCGGCCTTGCGCTGGTCTTCGGTGAACGGCACTTCGGCGTGCAGCGTGTGGCCATGGGGCCCAACGCCCTGCAGCTCCACGCACAGCACGGGCACCGGGCGGCCGTGGTCGCTGCGGGTGCGGATGACGGGCTGCGCGGCCAGCGTGCCGGTGAACTCCAGCTGCGGCGGCTGCGGCTCTGGCATGTCGCCGAACAGATCGGCGGATGCGTCGGGGTGCAGTGCACACGTGTGCATGGCGGCCTCCTGTGCGGGTGGTGGTGGTCAGTGCGTGCCGGGCATTGCCACGGCGATGCACGCGGTGAGAACGACTGCGGCGACCAGCACCAGCAGCCAGGTCAGGACCGATAGGGCGGCGATGGCGGCGAGCCTCATGGGCGCACCTCGCGGTGGCATACAAGGGTCTTGTCGTCCAGCCACTCAAACGGGCGGCCAGCGCACACCTGGGCAGCTACCCAGTCGCGGCTGGCCAGGGCTGCGGCCTCTTCCTGCGCGGCCTGGCTGGCGGCGCTGGGGCGGTCGGCGGTGGAGTCGGCCCAGGCGGCAAACCAGCCGACGACCAGGGTGAGCGCGATGGCGGTGAGCCAGTTGGGGGCGGTCATGCGTCACCGCCTTGCGTGCTGGATACACTGCCGCCGACTTCCAAAGGAGAAAGAGATGGCCAAGCAGATTGATGAGGCACTTTTTGCGCAAGCGAGCTATCTGGCTGCTGCTGTGCTCCAGGGGTGGGCACAGCGCTCGGATGTGAGCATTGATCACATGCGCCAGGCTGTTGTTGATGCGTACTCGGCGCTGCGGGAAGCTCGCCTGGAGATCCAGGACGATGCGGCCCGGCGGGAGCCTTCCATGCCCACAGGCGAAGATCCCCGAAACGATCACGCGTAAAGCCGGCGCAGCGCAGGGCAGTGGTCAACCGGCCTTGCATGCCCGGCTCGTCGGGCAGATTCAGAAGGCTGGTGGCGTCGTCGAGTGTGATGACTTCGCCAGGCTGCACTTGGGCCTGCAGGCGCTCGATGATGTCCTCGACGGACGGGGCGGCGTATGCGGTGGCGATGCGCACTTGCGTGAGTACGTGCCGTCCCTGGTGATTCCACAGCGCGGGAGGCTGGTTGCTGACGAAGCGGCGGATGATCTCGCGGCCGACGCGCTCCGTCAGCTCGCATGCCTGCCGGTCACCGAACGGCGCCGGGTTGGCCTGGCTGATGTGCCACAGCTGGACGAGGTACTCGTCGGTGTAGCCGTCCAGACGGTCGCTGTTGATCTCAAACGTGATTGAGGTCATTTGCCACCCCCCGTGAAGCCGCCCGTGATGTAAAACCCCAGCGCGAAGGTGGCTGCTGCCACCGCCAGTTTGAACAACACAGGATGGTCATGCTTGAGCTGCTCCAGAACCCCCTTCTTTCGCTTTTGACATTCCTGATCGGGCTGCTGGTTGGCCACCGCACGGCACTGTGGCGGGACTTGCGCAAGGAATTCAACGACGCGGCTGATCCAGTCCGTGCCTGGCTGCTGCGCGAGCAGCGCGCCCCCAGCTGGCGAAGCAGTGCGCCCGACGTGGTGGAGATTGACCGTCTGGTGCAGCGCATGCACTTCTGGCGCCGCAAGGGCTTTCTGGCTGCATGGCAGCGCCAGCAGGAGGCCCGCGCACAAGCCCTGCAGCGAGATACTGCGGGCGGCGCGTTCTATGGGGACACAGAGGCTATCAAGGCCGCCGTGGGCGAGTGCCTGGCGTATACCAGCCGATGGTGATGTGCACGCGTGTGCACTGGGCTGAGGGGAGTTGCTCATGCTGCACCGCCTTCCACCACCTCATTTGTCAGGTGCAGGGCACCGGGAAGGATGGGCTTGCCAGGAAGCCATTCTTCAACGATGAAGGTGCAACCCAGGAATTCAGCGATGGGCCGCGCCATGGCCGTCTTGCCCCACCCCGCAGGCAGGCTGAGAATGGCCGTCCTTGCAACAGAGAGGGAACCGCCCGCTACAAGCCTGTCGGTCTTTCGACAGTGGAGTGGGTCGATTACGAGGCGTTTCCCGTTCGCTTCAAGTTCAAGCGTGCCCTTAGTGCCGCGCAGGTTGCCGCCCTCTCCTACAAGGGTGACGCCAACCCCGAGCGCATATACCTCTACAACGACGGGTGCATCCCCACCGAAAGCGCGGCGCACTGGAAGACCTATGCCGAGCGTCTGGAGCGTCTGGCCGGGCACAAGGTTGTGCACTGAGCGTGCCTGCTGGGTGGTGGTCATGCCACACCGCCTTCCAGCCGCTCGGCCCGGTCAATCACGCAACCGGTGACGGCCGCCGCCTTCTCCATGGCGCGGGTGGCGCTGGAGGCGCGCACCTGCACGAAGGGCAGCACGCCCGTTTCGCTGGCCACGGGACGGCCGTAAGGAGTCTTGGGATAGTGGTAGCAGCGGTAACTGCGTAGGGCTGTGACTTGCATGACGTACTCCGTTGGCTTGATCTGGCACACGGAGTATCACGAACGTGAATTTAAATGTCAACACGTTCGTGATATTTCTATCACGCAAATTCAGAAACGCTTTCCAGCAGGCAAGCAATGCCGTCTCAAGACACGGCCAGCGGGCGGACATGCAGATTCAGGCGTCTTGTAGACTCTATTTACAACTCACAGCGGCCCACAGCGTCCGGGCCTATTCAACGTTCCAGGGAGGAAGCGATGAATACGAAGAAGTGCCTCAAGTGCGGTCACGCCGCGTCTTACGAAACAGAGCCACCCCAGGCCTGCCCGTCATGCGGTGCCATTTACACAAAGGTGGAGGCGGCGCAGGCGCTAAGCGCAAGCGGTCCAACCAGCAAGATTCAAGACACTGCATCCGGTTACTTCGCGTCACAGCGGAACTCAAAGCCGCGGCGCAGTTCCGCAGAAATAGAGGTTCACTCGTTTGCCGAACGCATGCGGGAGCAAACTCTGTATCCTGCGTGGCGGAAGGTCGTCGGTTTCTTTGCCATTTTGGGATACATCGTTGCGGCAGTCTTGGCTGTATCGGTCTTTTTCAGCGCGAATGGATCGACTTGGGTGCTGTTGGTGGGGTGGGGAATTGCGGCTCTGGTCGCATTGGTAGCGAAGGTGGGCAAAGAGCTTTCGCTGATGTTGGCCGATCTGAGTGATGCAGCCGTGCATCTGGCTGCCGGCCGCGACCCTGGGCAATAGAGCCAAATCGGAACAAACAACACATAATTATCACAAATTTGGTATGCTCCCGTGGAACTTCAGTATTTACGTAGGTCCAACTGGGCGCTGCGATGTTCAAGCGGAGATTGATAGCTATGACGACTACGCCCGTGAAGCCTTCTCCCGCGCAGTCGAGCATCTAGCCATCACGCCAAAAGTTCAGTGGAATGAGCCACACGGCAAAAAGCTGAAGAACGAGGATCCCTTATATGAAATCAGGTACAAAGCCAACAACCGTGCAACGCGGGCGCTTGGGTACTTTGCGCCCGACGGAAGCACCTTTGTCATCGTTCTCTGTTGCTTCCATAAAGGCAGGATCTACACCCCGGCAGACGCCTTTGAAATCGCCCACCGTCGCATCAGGCAAATTGAGAACGGAAGCGCATCGACAGTACCTCTCCAAATCGATGGAGAAGACTTTCCTGCGCATGACGAAGAGCCCGGCAGCGCGTGATGCTTACGTCCAGGCCGAGGTCGTAACTGCCCTTGCGCACCAGATTCGCGCCATCCGTATGCAACGCAATTGGTCTCAGGCAGATCTGGCAAAAAAGATGGGCACGACCCAAGCTGCGGTTTCGCGCTTGGAGGATCCAAGCTACGGACGCCTGTCCATCAAGACCCTGCTGGACTTGAGCCGCGTGTTCGATACAGGACTGCGCGTGCAGTTCGTGTCTCTGATCACCATGCTGCATGAAACCTTCAAGCCCAGAGCTGATCTTCGCGAAGTGCCTTCGTTTGAAGAAGAAGCTCCGTTTGTCAGTTTCTACGAGGCGAGTAGGGCGACGACGCTTGTCGCGAGCAACATCACTCCCAGGAGCGTGGTGCACATCAAGATGCAACCATCTTTAGGTATGCGCCGCACGACGTTTACCTTGCCAAGCTTCAGCTTCCCTGAAATTCTAGAAGACCAAATTTGTGAGGTCACACCATGACCACAGCCAATCCCCAGCAGCCAACAGTCATCAATACACGGATCATCCGTAGCGCCGCAGTACCTACTATTTATGTGGAGGGTGTCAGCCAGATGGTCGTGGGCTTTCCCAATAGCCGCCTGCGCCTTTCTAGCATGATTGAGCACGCTGACAACGGTGAGGGTCAGGAGGTTGTTCACTCATTGGCATGCGAGTTAGTGATGCCAACAGCTGCAATGCTTGAGATCGCCCAGGGGATCTTGCGAAATATGGCGCAAAACAAGTCGGCCTTGCAGCAAGGCGGTGCCGAATGGATGGCTAAGGTGCAAGAGGTTTTCGAGGCACTGAGCCCGCCTGCGGACCAAAAGCAGGACTGAAATAAGAACCGCCTCAGGGCGGTTTTTTATTTGACTGCTGCAGGACTTTAGCCATCTTCCCACTTGCCCAGCACGGTGCCCAACACCTTGAAAGGCTCGCGGATGGGTTCATGGGATGGGTTCAATGGCTGCAGCCACTGGCGACCATCTTCGTTCTTGTAGACCTTGAAGGTCACCTCGTGTGAGCCCTCCATGCAGGCCACGATGCGGTCGCCGTTCACGGGCGTCTTTCGCTCGGGGTCCACGAAGATGAAGCACCCCTCGGGATAGGTGCGGCTATTGCCGTGGGGAGCGGTCATGGAGTCACCGCGCACGCGCAATGCAAAGGTGCTGCTGCTGTGGCTGACGGGGCAATCCATCCAGCGCTCAGCATCACCGGGCTGAAAGGGGTCTGCGGCCTCACACCATTCGCCGGCACGCACCCAGGAAATCAACGGAACTTTGCCGCGCAGGTCGGGGCCGGGCTCTGTATTGACGCGATTTGTGGTACCGCCTCTTGCTATGGCCGTTGCGACGCGCGCGCCCATATGTACTTGCCCATCACCGTCCAGGAGTACGAAATCGTGTGGATGCTTCTCCTCCACTGCTTTCAGCTGTGCATGGGCCTGGTTATGGCGGGAACAGACGGTGACGTAAACCATTGATGAATCCGGTCTCGTAGCTGCGAAATCCGGAATGAACAACTGATCGTCACCACATGCATGCAAGAGCCATTTGGGGAGACTATTTTTTGTTGTTGCGTCCCTTTTTAATGGAACAGCTTCAATGCCCTCTGACGCCAATGATCTGAGCAGATAGTCCTCGAATGGATCAAGGCTCATAGAACCTTTCCCTGATTCGAGCCAAACAGGATTTACCTTCAAAGCGTGCGCAATGGAAAGCAACTCGCGAGGTCGTTTGCGCAGACCGGATTCGATGTTTCCGATGGTTCCCTGAGAGACGCGTGCTTTGGCCGCCAGTTCTGGCTGAGTGAGCCCGGCTTTTTCTCGAGCAGCTTTGAGTCTTTCCGCAATGGTGTTCACGCTTGTGATCTTCCCACGAGGTTGACTCACGATGGTGATGAACTTAATATCACGTTCGTGAAACACCTAACCCCCGCACATCCACTCGAAGTTGCCATCTCCCGCGTAGGTGGCGTTAGCAAGCTCGCTTTGGTTCTGGGTGTCGCTCAGTCCACCATAAGTAACTGGCGTGCGCGCGGCACCAAGATTGATGCTGCTCACTGCGTATCCATCGAACGAGCCACGTGCGGCGCTATCACCCGTCGCGAACTGAGGCCCGATGATTGGCAAGACATCTGGCCCGAGCTGGCCGTTGCTGAGCCAGCCCAGACTCCCGCGCCCACTCACGCAACCCTTGCGGCTATCCCTTGCGCCCAGCAGGCGGTGGTGTGATGTCACTCGTCGAAAACCTGTGTTTTGCAGCTGGGGCAGATGAGTCCGTTGTCGTACCCCGCTACATAGGTGCGCTGGAGGACGAACTTCTTCCCCAGGGAGAAGCATGGCTGGCAGATGTAATGGGGCGGCTCTCCGCTGCTTGGGTCGCTGGCCCCGTTGCTGCTGTTGATGGGTGTGTAGCGAAGCGCGAAGTGCCCCTCCTTAACTTCGAACAGCGAATAGTTGGCGCGCTCTTCGATGCGTGTTTGCAGTTCTCGCACTTTTTGCTGTGCCTCGGCGAGATCCGCCTGGAGCTGCAGCAAAGAGGCATTGTGGGTGAGCAGTCCTTGTTGCGCCTTGAGCAGTTGGTCCATGAGCGCGGCCGTTTTCTCGTTGATGAGCGCGGTGTCCCGGCCAGCGGCAATGCCCTTTGCGATGTCGTGCGCAGTAGTGATTGAGGTCGCGATGCTTGCTATTGCAGACCAATCCATATTGCTCGTCCCCTCTGGCGATGGTTGTGTAGGAACTTCCATCGTATGCCAGGGCGGGGCGGGCGCCCGTTGCCTGTTTCCCACCCGCCATGCCCACGGCCATGCCGCCGGGGCGCAACTCCTCCCCCATTGGGTGTGCTGCGCGCGGGCAGGTGCGCGGCGCTTCGCATGGCTGCGTGGTTGGGTGCTTTGTCTTCCTCGCCTCATAGCCGCAGTGTGCGGCTGGGGCACTTGTCGATCTATAGCTGCTATGTGGGGGTTTGAGCTATGAATTTGCTGGATGCCGCACGGCGCACTGCGCGCCACTACCCTGGGGGCCTAGAGGCTGTGGCCCTGCGCCTGCACAAGCAGCTGGGCACGCTGGAGCGTGAGCTGCGGGGTGCGCCGGGCTACAAGCTGGGCGCGGTGGATGCCGCAGAGATTGCGGCCATGGCCGTGGAGGTGGGGCAGAGCATGCGCTGGAGTTCCCGAACGCCGTGGCGCAAGCGGTGGGTGCCATGCTGGTGGTGCTGCCGCGCATGGATGGGGGCCATACCGCCACGACCCGGGATGTGGCCACGCTGATGCGCGAGTGCGCCGAGGTAGTCGCCGCTGTGGCCGATGCCGATGCTGACGGCCGCGTGACTGAACGCGAGCTGCGTGAGCTGGGCCAGCAGTGGGCCGATGTCGTGGCCGCAGGCCAGCTGATGATGCGCAACCTGCAGGCACGCCTGGAATCCGAGGTGCAGCAGCACCGCGCTGCCGTGGAGGCTGCCCGATGAAGCAGCCCGGCGAAGTGCACCAGGCGCTGCTGCAGGCATGCAAGGATCTGCAGCGGCCCGACCGGGCGCCGACACTGCGCGAGATGGCGCACCACGCGCGTGTGGGCATGAAATCGGCGCGGGACACGGTGCGCAACATGCGCCGCGCGGGCGTGCTGGACGTGCCGCGCACGCGACGCGTGGCCTACCGCAACAAGCCCGTCAATGAGTACGTGCCCGTGCAGCGTACGAAGCGCTGTGCACCAGTCGCGCGCGGCTTGGCCAGCGTGATGACGGCCTGGGTGGGGTAGGGCGCATGCACTTTCACGACAAGCCTGCCGGCGGTGGGACGCTGGCTTGTGTAGCCCTTGCCCCGGTGGCGCGGGGGTCGCGCCATGGCTGACGGCAACAAGAAAGACCTTCCGCCGCTGCAGTTTGCGGCGCTGGCTGCGGAGCTGCTGAAGAACGCCGAAACGCTGGTGCCTGCTTGGCTGCCGGGTGGCGTGCGCCGGGGACATGAGTTCGTCTGCGGCTCGCTGGCCGGGGGCAAGGGCAGCAGCTGCTCGGTCAATCTGACGACGGGTGCGTGGGCGGATTTTTCGAGCGAGGAGCGCGGCGGCGATCTGCTGAGCCTGTACGCGGCCATCCATGGATTGACCATGGCGAAGGCCTGCGTGGAGCTGGCCCGCGCCGAAGGGCTGGAGAGCGTGGCCGGCGTGGTGAAGGGCGCCGATGGCGCTGCACATGCGCCGCGCCCGCCACGGCCCGCGCCTGAGCCCAAGCCCGCCCAACAGTCGCGCGAGCAGTGGCGCGCCATTGCGCCGGTGCCGGCGTACGCGCCTCCGGTGAACTACCAGCACCAGCACCGTACGGCGGATGACATCGTGCATGTGTCCGAATACTGGTGCGAGGGCGAGCTGTACGGCTACGTGGTGCGCTTCAAGACCAGCGACGGCGGCAAGGATGACATTGCCCGCACGTGGTGCGAGAGCGTGACCAAGGGCGGCGCGCGCTGGCACTGGAAGCAGTGGGAGGAGCCGCGCCCGCTGTACCTGCCCGGCCGCACGCTGCCCAAGGGCCGCACGGTGGTGCTGGTGGAGGGTGAACGCAAGGGCGATGTGCTGCAGCAGCTGCTGGACGCGCATGCGCCCGGCGTGTATTGCGTGGTGGGCTGGCCCGGCGGGTGCAAGGCCTGGCAGAAAGCGGACTGGAGCTGGCTGGCCGGCTGCACGGTGCTGCTGTGGCCTGACTGTGACAGCAAGCGCGAGCAGCCCACGGTGGCCGAGCGCAAGGCGCTGCCCGAGGGGGATGCCCAGGCGCTGCAGGCGCTGAAGGACAGTAAGCCGTACCTGCCGTATCTGGACCAGCCGGGCATGAAGGCTCAGCGGGCCATTGGGACGCTGCTGCGCGACACGCACGGCTGCACGGTGAGCCTGCTGCCCATCAAGCAGCCGGGTGAGCTGGCCGATGGCTGGGACGCCAAGGATGCCATTGAGGTAGACGGGTGGACGGGCGAGCGCGTGCTGGCGTTCTTTGGTGAGGCGATCGCGTTGGTGGACACGCCTGAACCCGAGGTGGGCCCGGCTGCTGCGGCACCGGCTGGAAAAAAAATCGATGACCCCGTTGGCACCGAGGGCGCGGCCTCGCCGGATGAGCATGGCGAAGACCTGGTCAAGTGCGGCGCGCGGCTGGTGCCTGAGTGGCTGAGCTGGTACTACGACCGAGAGAAAAAGCGCTGGAACGTGAGCCGCAAGACGGTGATCGCGGCGTTGGAGCATGCGTCCGCGTTGCAGGATGTGTTGGCCTACGACGAGTTGCGCAACAGCGTGGTGTGCCGCAAGGCTTTCCCCTGGGCCTACAGCAAGCCGGGCGAGATCCGCGGTGCGGATGCGCTGGCCCTGGGCAAGTGGATGAGCGACGAGTGGGGCCTGCCCAGCATCAGCAAAGCGAGCTTGGAGGAGGGCATTCAGACCGTGGCGCATGCCTGCCGCTACCACCCGGTGCGCGAGTGGCTGGGCGGCCTGCAGTGGGACGGCAAACGCCGTCTGGACAAGTGGCTGATGCACGCGCTGGGGGAAACGCCTGAGAGCGTGCGCCCGGCGCTGGCCGAGTACCTGTGCCTGGTGGGCCGCTATTGGCTGCTGGGCATGGTGTTCCGGGTGATGGAGCCGGGCTGCAAGTTCGACTACTGCCCGGTACTGGAGGGCACGGGCGGCCTGCGCAAGTCCACGCTGGTAGAGGTGCTGGCGGGCAGCGAGTATTACAGCGACACGCCGTTCCAGGTGGGCCAGGGCAAGGAAGGCCCGGAGCAGGTGCAGGGCTGCTGGCTGTATGAGATTGCGGAGCTGACGCATTTCAGCAAGGCCGAGGTGGGCGCGATCAAGGCGTTCATCAGCTCGAAGGTGGACCGCTACCGGGTGGCCTACGGCAGCACGGTGGAGGCCTTCCCGCGCCAGTGCGTGCTGGTGGGCACCACGAATGAGGATACCTACCTGCGCGACCGCACGGGTAACCGGCGGTTCTGGCCCATCCCGGTGCGCAAGATCATCAATACCGACTGGGTGGCGAAGTACCGTGAGCAGCTGCTCGCAGAGGCCTATGCGCTGTACCTGCAGGGTGAGCGCTACACACCCACGGCCGATGAAGAGGCACGTCTGTTCCACCCTATGCAGGAAAGCCGCCTTGTGGAGACGGCAGTGGAGAGCGAGCTGCTTGCCGTGTTGACGCGCAAGCCCAATCCCAATGCCAACGGGCCACTGTCGTTCGTGCATTGCGAGGCGGCGTTCGTCACGATTGCGCAGCTGGTGCAAGCGCTGGGCGTGGATGCGGCCAAGGCGCCGCCGGGGCTACAGGGGCAGATCACGGCCTGGCTGAAGCACGAAGGCTGGGAGCGCGTGAAAAAGCAGGTGAACGGCGTGCGGGCTTGGGGTTTCCAGCGCCCTGCCGTGTGGCCCCCAAAGGACCGTGCCACGGGCCTGGACCAGGATGGTGGCGCACCAGGCGATGAACTGGACGACGTGCCGCCAGCATCTGCAGCGCCACATGAGCCGCCGCCACCCGCATCGCCCGCCGGGGCCTACCTGGCCGCGCAGGAGGATGACGATGCGCCTTTCTGAGGCCATGCCTCGCATCACACACGCAGCGCTTGAAACGCGCTGCACCGCACACCGTGGGGGAGGCGTGATTCGCGCCACGGTGCCAGCCCGGAGCGCCACGCGCCCGGCCTGCGGTGCAGTGGCGGGGATGGCGCTGCCTTCGCCCATGAGTTGAGTGTCCAAGTGTCCACGGTGTCCACGCGTTTGCATGGACACCACCAGCTACCCCAATTCCCTTGTTTCTGGAGTTGAGGCCGCTGCATTGCCCAAGGCCTGCGGCATGGGCCCCGCGCCTCTTACGGTGCGGGCGGGCGCAGGCAGGCGCACCTGCGTTCGCGTACGCGCAGGCGTAATCCCACTCACCCGTTGATCTCTATAGAAAAGGATGGACAGTATGGACACTCGGCCACCTCAACAGGCCCGGCAAGGGGCAGCAGTCATGACCGAAGCCCAGGCAGCAGCAGTTCAGCGGGACCTGCAGACCATCAAGACGGCCATGCCCGGTGTGTATGCGGCGATCCAGGCGAAGGCGGCAGAGATAGGGCAGGGCGCCTACGGCCTGGTGCGGCGAGGCCTGCGCGGTGAGCCGCTGTGCTTTTGGGCGATGGAGCGCGGGCATGTAGTCGGCACGCCCTTCGATGGCCATCCGGTGCAGGCGGCGGTGGCGCAGCAGCTGGTGCAGTTCGGCTGTGCACACGTGTGCATGTGGGGTGAACTGCCGGCGGGCGAGGGCAAGGGGGCGGGCAATGGCGCGGCTTGAGCACATCAAGCGTCGGCTAGATAACTGGGCGCTGTGGAAAGCGCGCATGAATGACAGCGGCCTGGGGTTTCACAGCCGCAGCATCCTGGCAGTGGATGTGTGGATGCGCGGGAGCTACAACGGCGCCAGCATCCCGCACTTCGAGGATGAAGCGGTGGAGACCGATGAGGCGGTCAATGCGCTGAAGCTGGGCAAGGGGCACCTGTTCGTCACGCTGGACTGCATCTATCTGAAGGACCTGGGGGTGAAGCAGACCGCGCAGCGCATGCAGCGCGCGGAGTCCACGATCAAGGCGCAGCTGGAGCAGGCGGACCATGCCATCGCGGCCTGGCTGGATGCCAAGGCTATCGAGCGTGAGCGTAAGCGCGCAGTGTCAATAGACAAGATGCGGCGCGGCCAGCTATAGACACGCGGGGAGTTTTACACCATAGACCTTTCTGGTAGATTCCAGGCATCTTGTGATTGGTGCGCCCCACCCGCACCCACAGGGGAGAAACCCCGGCAGGCGTTGAGCTTGTCGGGGTTTTGTTCTTTGGAGCCCACCCCATGCCTGTTGCCGCCCCTCGCCCTTGCAGTCATCCCGGCTGCGGTGTGCTGGTTCGTGACGGCACGGGCCGGTGCGCGAAGCACCCCAAGGCGGCATGGGCAAAGAAGCCCACGGCAGCCAAGCGTGTCACCGGCCGCAAGCTGCAGCGCCTGCGCGCCCAGTTGTTTGAGCGCGATCCGCTGTGCGCCGAGTGCAAGCGCCATGGGCGCGTGACGCTGGCAACCCAGCGCGATCACATCATCCCGCTGGAAGAGGGCGGCGAGGACATTGAGTCCAACGTGCAGGGCCTGTGCGCCGACTGCCACGACGCCAAGAGCAAGGCCGAGCGTGCACGCGGCGTGCAGCGCGCATGGGGTCACTACCGCGAACCCTGACCCGTTGTTTCCCATTGGGGGAGGGGTGGGGCAAAAGTCCAGAAACCACCCACTGGAAACCGACCGCCTCCCCAAATTTTTGTGCGCGCAGGTTTTGGAGGGGGGGTACCCCGAAAGGATTGATCATGAGTGGAACGCGTGGGCCGCTGCCGAAGCCTGCGGCCCTGAAACTGCTGGAAGGCAACGCCGGCAAGCGCTCGCTGGATCTCGCCGCAGGCGTAAACCCGCGCATCGAGGTGCCCAGCCCGCCGAAGCATCTGGGCACCGAGGCGCGCAAGGAGTGGAAGCGCATCACGCCGCTGCTGGAGGAGCTGGGCCTGATCAGCGGCCTGGACCGTGCGGCCCTGGCGCTGTACTGCCAGGCTGCAGGGCGGCTGGCCGAGCTGGAGACTGCTTTCAACTGCAAGGTGGCCGCCAAGGTGGCTGAAGGTATGGACTACGCCGACGCCGTCTATGAGATGAGCTACTCCACCACCCCCAGCGGCTACGCCCAGCAGAGCGTGATCGTGCAGCTCATCGGCAAGCACCGCGAGCAGCTCAACCGCTACCTGATGCACTTCGGCCTGAGCCCAGCCGCCCGCGGCCGCGTGCAGGCCAGCAACTACGTGCAGCCCACGCTGCCCGGCATTGAGCCCAAGCCAGAGGCCAAACCCAGTTTCTCGATGTTCGTTAACCCAGCACGATGACCCACTCCTACATCCAGCAGGCGCAGCAATACATGCGCGACGTGCTGGATGGGGAAGTTGCGGCCTGCAAATGGGTGAAGCTGGCCGTGCAGCGCCAGGCAGACGACCTGGCGCGCGAGCCATCTGAGGAATGGCCATGGGTGTTTGACGAGGCAGCGGCCGAGCGGCCATGCGCCTTCATCGAACTGCTGCCGCACATCAAGGGCAAGTGGGCACGCGAAGGGCGCCTGCTTGAGCTGGAGCATTGGCAGTGCTTCATCATCACCACCGTCTTCGGATGGGTGCACCGCGAGACCCGCCTGCGCCGCTTCCTGGAGGTGTACGAAGAGGTCGCCCGCAAGAACGGCAAGAGCGCCAAGGGCTCGGGCCTGCTGCTGTACATGCTGGCCGCCGATGGCGAACACGGCGCCGAGTGCTACACCGCCGCCACCACGCGCGACCAGGCGCGCATCGTGTTCGATGACGCCCGCGCCATGGCCGAGCGCACGCCCGATCTGCGCACCTACCTGGGCGTGGCCATCATGCAGCACAGCCTGACGGTGGCGCACACCAGCAGCAAGGCCGCGCCGCTGGCCGCCGAGGGCAGTACGCTGGACGGCCTGAACGTGCACTTCGCGCTGCTGGACGAACTGCACGCGCACAAGACGCGCGCCGTGTACGACGTGATCGACACCGCCCGCGGCGCCCGCGAGCAATCGCTGCTGTGGACCATCACCACCGCAGGCACGGACCGCTCGGGCATCTGCTACGAACGCCGCACGCACATCACCAAGATCCTGGGCCGGGTGATTGATGACGCGCGGGTGTTCGGGATCATCTACACCATCGACGATGGTGATGACCCCTTCGACCCGGCCGTGTGGCCCAAGGCCAACCCCAACTTTGGCAAGTCAGTGCAGGCCGATGAGATGGCCGCCCAGGCCCGCAAGGCCGAGGCCATGCCATCGGCCCTCAACAACTTCCTGACCAAGCGCCTCAACGTCTGGGTATCCGGCGAAAGCCCGTGGATGGACATGCGCGCCTGGGAGCGCTGCGGCAAAGAGCCCGTCACCGTTGACAGCATCCCGCCCGGCGCCAAGGTGTACATGGGCCTAGACCTGGCGCAGAAAAAGGACTTCGCCGCCCTTGCCATTGCCTGGGAGCACGAGTTGCTGCGCCCTGGCGCGGACGGTGTTTATGTCCCGACGCGCGTGTGGGGCCTGTGCACACGTCTGTACCTGAACGAGCTGGCCGTGCAGGAAAGCGGCAATGCCCACCTCAGCGGCTGGGCACGCCAAGGCTACGTGGAGGTCACCGACGGCGACCTCACCGACTTCGACCGCGTGGCCGATGACCTGCGCCGCTACTGCCGCCAGTGGGACGTGCAGGAGATCGCCTTCGACCCGGCGCTGTCCATGTACTTTGCCGGCAAGCTGATCGAGGAAGGCCTGCCGCTGGTCGAGATCGCGCAGCGCAGCGTGTTCTTCACGCCCGCGCTGATCCAGGTCGAGAACATGGTGCGCGAGGGCAACCTGGTGCACGACGGCAACCCCGTCATGGCCTGGATGGTCAGCAACCTGGTGGTGAAGGTCAGCAAGTTCAACGAGCTCATGTCGCCCACGAAGGAGCGGCCCGAGAACAAGATCGACGGCCCCATCGCCATGCTCATGGCGCTGGGCCGCGCGCTCGCTCATCACGGTGACGAAGGCGACGCCGATGGCTTCTTTGCATCGCCAGCTGTGGCGTAAGGACTACGGATGACATATGCAATGAAACCCAGTCTGGTGGGCCGAGTGCGGGCTGCAGTTGGAGCGCTCACTGGGCGCTCGGCGAGTTTGAGCGATTCCGCTGGAAGCTCCCATGTGTTCGGTGTTGCGCTGGGTGGAGTCCATTCGATTTCGCACCGGTCCATGATGCAGCTGTCGGCCGCCATGGCCTGCGTGCGGCTGATCTCGGAGACGATCTCCACGCTGCCCCTGGGTATCTATATCCGGTCACCCAGCGGCAAACGCCTGGCGCCCGAACATGCCTTGCACGGCATCGTGCACGACGTTCCCAACGATGACAGCACGGCCAGCGTCTTCTGGGAAAGCATGGTGGCCGCCATGCTCACGCGCGGCGCCGGTCGGGCTCGCCGCCTGATGTTCAACGGCCGACTGGTCGGACTGCAGTTCCTAGACCCGGAATGCTTGTCTCCTCGGCGGCGCATCGGCCGCCGCGTAGTGGAATGGCAGTACCGCGACGACGACGGCAGCCTGCTCATCCTGCCCGACAGCGAGGTGTGGACCATCCCCGGCTTTTCGCTCGATGGGCGCAACGGCATCAGCGTGATTGAGTACGGCTCGAAAGTGTTCGGCAACGCATTGGCGGCCGATAACGCCGCCGGACGGACATTCAACAACGGCGCGCTCCAGAACCTCTACTACACCATCAAGAAGTGGCTCACGCCAGAGCAGCGCGAGGAGTTTCACAGAAACGTGGGCGGGCTTCTGGCACAGGGCAAGGCTCCTCTGCTGGAGGGCGAGATCGAGGCTAAGACGGTCAGCATCAATCCGAAGGATGTTCAGCTGCTGGAGTCCCGGTCCTGGAGCGTGGAAGAAATCTGCCGATGGTTCCGCGTGCCGCCCTGGATGGTCGGTCACTCTGCCCAGGGCGCCACCAAGTGGGGCAGTGGGATGGAGCAGGAAATGATCGGCTTCCTGACCTTCACCCTGGGCACTTGGCTCAAGCGCATCGAGCAGGCCATCAACAAGGATCTTCTCACGCCGGCCGAGCGCACAAAGTACTACGCCAAATTCAGCGTGGAAGGCCTGCTGCGCGCAGACAGCGCTGCTCGGGCCTCGTTCTACGGCGCGCTGGTGGACCGCGGGATCATGACCCGTGACGAAGTGCGCGAGCTGGAAGACCTTCCACCGATGGGCGGTAACGCCGCGCAGCTCACCGTCCAGTCGGCGATGACGCTGCTTGACGCCATCGGCGCCAACACAGACGCGCAGCAAGTGCGGGCATCGCTCCGCGCGCTGCTCGGCTTGGACGACAACGAGCCACAGAAAGGCTAGACCATGAGTTTGCGAACCCTACCAGCCGCCCTCGCAGGCAGGCCCAGTGCCAGCGTGCGCAGCGAGATATCGCCCCGCGCGTTCGATCGCTGGAACCGTGAGGTGCGGGCCGCTCTTACCGAGAACGAGGAAGACCGCAGCATCAGCGTCTATGACGTGATCGGTTACGACTACTGGACCGGTGAAGGTGTCACAGCCAAGCGCATAGCCTCGGCGCTGCGTACGCTTGGCAAAGGACCCGTCACAGTCAACGTCAACTCCCCGGGCGGCGATATGTTCGAGGGCCTGGCCATCTACAACCTGCTGCGCGAGCATGAGGGCGAAGTGACTCTCAAGGTGGTGGGCCTGGCTGCCTCGGCCGCATCCATCATTGCCATGGCGGGCGACAAAGTGCAGATCGCGCGGGCCGCTTTCTTCATGGTGCATAACGCCTGGGTTGTGGCCGCTGGCAACCGCCTCGACTTCCGCGAGATTGCCGACTGGTTGGAGCCGTTCGACCGCTCCATGGCCGACATCTACGTGGCGCGCTCTGGCATGAGCGAAAAGGAAGCAGCACGCCTGATGGACGCCGAGTCCTGGATCGGTGGGAGCGACGCTATCGAACGCGGCCTGGCCGACGAGTTGCTGCCCAGCGACCAGGTCGGCAAGGGTGACGGCAAGGCCAATGCACACGCGGCCCGCCGCATCGAGGCCGCGCTGCGCGCCTCCGGCATGCCCAAGACCGAGGCCATGCGCCTCATCAGCGAGTTCAAGGCCGGCGCGGGTGATCCCGCTGGCAGCGGCGAGGGTGATCCCGCCGAGCGCGGCCAGCTGGCCGACTACGTCCCAGGTGTCATGTCCTCGGCTTCGTCGCGGCTGACAAACATCCTTACATTCTGAAAGACCATCACCATGCGTATCTCCCGTACCCTGTTCTCCCTGGGCATCTGCGCCCTGGCTGTTGCCGCCATTGCCGCCCAAGCGGTAGGCGTTGATATCGCCGGGTTCATCGGCGCCCATCCCGATGTGTTCGCCGGCCTCTCGGCCCTGGCGATGCTCGGCAATACTGAAGTCGTCGCTGCCGATCTGAAGAAAGTCAGCGCAGACCTGGAGAAGGTGGGCGACCAGCTCAAAGCCTTCGCCGAGCAGGCCAAGTCCGAGACGGCCAAGGCCGTCCAGATGAGCAAGGAAACCAAAGAAAAGGTGGACGAGCTGCTGGTAACTCAGGGCGAGCTTCAGGCAGCGCAGCGTGCGGCTGAACAGATCCTCGCCAAGATCAAAGATGGCGCACTCGGCGCAGCTGGTGCACCCCAGTCACTCGGTGAGAAGTTCGCCAACGCCGAGGGACTGAAGAACACCAACTTCACCAACCCGAACAGCTTCACCACGAAGGTGGGGAGCATCCACGCGGCCCTGGCTGGCAATGGCACCGCCGGCAACCTTGTGGTGCCGCAGCGCATGCCGGGTGTGATCGCCCCGCCGGACCAACGACTGTTCGTGCGTGATCTGCTGTTCTGGGGTCGTGCCGCCAGCAATGCCATCGAGTACGTGCGCGAGCTGGGTTTCACCAACAACGCCGGCCCTGTGGATGAGAACCCGGCCGACCCCAAGCCCGAGAGCGACATCACTTTCGAGGAAGACAGCGCGCCTGTGCGCACCATTGCGCACTACATCCGCGCGTCCAAGCAGATCCTGGACGATGTGACCCAGCTGCAGGCCTACATCGACGGTCGGCTGCTTTACGGCCTGAAGGTGAAGGAAGAAGCCCAGCTGCTGAATGGCTCCGGCGTCGGCCTCAACCTCAACGGCATCAACACCCAGGCCACTGCGTATGCAAACCCGGGCGTCACGGTGGTCGGTGAGACACCGGTGGACCGCCTGCGCATCGCCATGCTGCAGGTGCAGCTGGCCGAGTACGCCGCCGATGGCATCGTGCTGAACCCCATTGACTGGGCCGAGATCGAACTGCTCAAGGAGTCCACGGGCGGCTACCTGTTCGCTAACCCCCAAGGCGTGTCCAGTCCCATTTTGTGGGGCCGGCCGGTAGTGGCCACCACGGCGATCGCGGTTAACAACTTCCTGACTGGTTCCTTCCGCATGGGGGCTATGGGGTGGGACCGCGAAGACGCCAACATCGCCGTGAGCAACCAGGACCGCGACAACTTCGTGAAGAACATGGTGACGATCCTCTGCGAAGAGCGCATCGCCCTCACCGTGTTCCGTCCCGAAGCGTTCGTGAAGGGCCTGCTGGTCACGCCGTAATCCGCGGCAGAACGCCAGGGCGGGGCAGTGCATACGTATGCACTGCCCTGTTTCATTTCCCGTTTATCCCTTCCACTGGAGTACTCCATGTCCCAAGTCAGAGTCGAAGCGCTCACCAGTTTCGAGCACAACGGCACCCGCCGCCCGGGTGAGTTCTTCGAGGTCAGCCCGCAGCATGCCGAGCAACTGCAGAAGAAGCGGCTCTGCGTCATAGTCGGTAGCCAGTCGAACGATGGCGGCAAACCCGGCGGCCAGGCCAAGACGCTCAAATCGGAGCAGGCAAAGCGCGAGCCGAAGGCGCCGCGCGCGCCCAAAGCACCGGCCCACGCACCGGCGCCCGCAGCCTCTTATGTCGCCGCTCCGGGCGGCAATACCGCGGCGGTGGCGCTGGCTGATCCTGCCGCCCCGTCCGCAGGCGCCTTGGCCGCCGCGCCTGCTGCCGATCCAGCCGCCGCAAGCCAAGACGGTCAGGGCTCCGGCAACGCTGACATCAATCCCACGCCCTGAGGCCTCCGCCATGAGCCTGCTCACCCTTGATGAGGCGCGCGCCCACCTGAAGGTGGGCCCCACTTACCCAGCCGAACAAATTGAGCCCTACCTGCGCGGCGCTGAAGCTATTGCGGTGAAGTTCCTCAACCGGAATATTTATGAAAGCGCCACCGCACTGCAGTCTGCGCTGGCGGGGGTTCCGGCTGCACTTGAGGCGGCCGCTGATGCCAAAGCAGTTGGCCTTGCTGCCGCAGATGCAGCCACCGATCCTGATGTGGCCGAATGGCTGCGCTGCACTGCGTATGAGCAATATCGGCAGGCCTTGTCGGACGCTGGCTACGTGCAGCGTGGCATCGTCATCAATGAGAACATCAAGACCGCATTGCGATTGCTGCTGAACCATCTTGATGAGAACCGCGAGAGCGTAGCGCGCGGCGTATCGATGGTCGAAGTTCCGCTAGGCGCAGAGTTCTTTTTGCTGCCCGATCGCGTGGGCTGGGGAGGGTAGGCCGTGGCTGCTGGCAAATACCGAAACTGGGTTATCGCCCAGCGCGTGCAGCAGGTGCCAGACGGCGCTGGCGGCGTCGTGTCGCAGTGGGTAACGCTGGTGGAGTTCTGGGCCTACGTCGAGCCCATAGGCGGCCGCGAAGCCATGCGCGCCAACCAGCTGGTGGCCGACATGGACACGCGCATTACCACGCGCTGGACTACTGATATCGCGGCCATCACCGCGAAGGACCGCATCATCCACGGCGCCGTCATCTACAACATCGTCCGCCCGCCGGCAGACCTCAAATCCCGCCATCGCGAGGTGGAGATCACGTGCAACTCGGGGGCGAACGATGGCTAAGACAACCGTGCGTGTAGATGGCCTGCGCCAGCTCGGCGCCGCCATGCGTTCCTTGGGCTCCGACATTTCCAAGAAAGTGGCCGTGGCCGCCACCGGCGCCGGCGCGCGCGTCATCCGCAAGCGGGCGCAGCAGAACGCGCCCATCGCAGACGAAGACTACGAAGTCGAGGGACAGCACGTGCCGCGCGGCAACCTGCCCAAGCAGATCGTGGCCAAGCAGGTGCCCAAGTCGCAGCGCAGGCTCACCAGCGAACACGTAGTCGCCGTGCGCGGCAAGCGCAAGCACGGTTACGCCAGCCGCGTGGGCGCGCTGCAGGAGTTCGGCACCGTCAAGCGGCAGCCGCAGCCCTTCGTGCGGCCCGCGTTTGACGAGGGCAAGGGTGAAGCCCTGCAGGCCATCACAGAGCGCCTGCGCAAGCGCATCGAGCGCGCACAGAGGACCGGTAAATGAGCCAGCTCAGCGTATCCCAGCAGATCGTGCAGGCCGTCGGCCCGCTGGTCGGCGGGCGTTGCTATGCGCGCACCTTCCTGCAGCCCGACGGCGCGCTGCCGCCCTGGCCCGCGGCGCGCTTTGTGTTCGCCTCGCTCACCACCGCGCCCAGCATCTGCGGCGACGGCGGCGATGACGCGGCCGACTACCGCGTGCAGATCGATCTCGCAGATGCCTACGGCAAGGGCGAGGCCGCATTCCTCGCCCTGCGCGCACAGCTACTCGCCGCCATGCAGGCGTTGGGCGCCACCTTCGTGCTGGACGGCCAGCGCGACGAATTCGACGCGGATACCAAAACGCTCCGCTGCTCGCTGGACTACCTCGTGTACCAGTCCAACTGATCGCACTCATCACCCACCACCAGCCGCCCACCGAGGCGGCTTTTTCTTTTCCTGAAAGGACGTCGCCATGTCTGCTGGCAAGCGCTACAAGTTCCAGGGCTCTACCCTGCAGGTATCCACCGGCGTGGATGCCGTCACCAAGCCCATCACGGGCATCACGCAGGCCGACCCTGCCGTCTTCACAGCGGTGGGCCATGGCCTCACGCTCGGCGCAGTTGCACGCGTCGCGGCCGTCGTCGGCATGACGGAAATTAACGACCAGCTGGTGGTGGTGGACAATCCCATCGCGGACACGTTCGAGGCGGCCAACATCAACTCCGCGGGCTACACCGCGTACACCAGCGGTGGCACGCTGGCGCCCCTCACGTACAGCGCATTCTGCGAGCTGACTGGCGCCAATCAGCAGGACGGCACGGCCGATGAGATCGATGCCACCTCCATCTGCTCCACTGCCAAGGAATTCGAGCAGGGCCTGGGCGACAGCGGCACCATCACGCTGGACTACAACTTCGCGCCCCACACGCTCGTGCAAGCCGCCATGCGTGCCGCCAAGGTGTCGGGCGAGGAAGTGGTGGTGCGCCTCACGCTGCCCAAGGACGGCGGCACGATCGTGATGATCGGGCGCGTGCAGCAGACCAGCTTCCAGGGCTCCAACGGCGCCCTGTGGACGGGCTCCGCCACGCTGCGCCTGACGGGTGAAATCTTCGTACTGGATGCCGCATGAGCAAGACCGATACCGCTGCCGATCTGCGCGCGCGCATCCTCGCAAGCGCTTCGCCGAAGCCCGTTCCGGTGGACACGCCGTCGTGGGGGCGCGTGTGGGTGCGCGTGCTCACCGTGGCCGAGGTGGACGAAGCCAAGGCCGACCCCAGCGACAAGCAGCGCATCGCACGCGGTGCGGCCCGCGTGCTGTGCGATGCATCCGGCACGCTGATCTTCGATCCCGAGTCGAAGAGCGACGTGGCCGCCATCGCCACGCTGCCGTGGTCCGAGCTGCGCCAGGTGCTGGCCGCCGCCGAGCGTAATTCCAGCGGCGCAATAGGCCAGGACGAAGCGGGAAACGGCTGACGCCGCGCGAGCTGGCCAAGCTGGACCTGGCCGAGGCCTTGGGGCTCCCCCTAGCCTCCATCGGCGCCATGCCCGAGGCCGAGTTCCGCATGTGGCTGGCCCGCGGCAAGCCGTTGTGGCCGCGCCGGCTGGAGCTACTGCTGGCGCAGCTCACCAGCGTGCTGGCACAAGTCAACGGCAACAAGCACACCGCACAGGACTTCGATCTGTTCGACCCACGCGCCGACCAGCGCGCCACGTTGAACGAGGCCGCAGAGGCCGTGGCATCGATTGCCGGCACCGGCCTGCGGCGCCTGGGCCAAGGCAGAAAACGAGAGGAATGACACATGGCAACCGGCGGACTTGGAAACCTCACCGTCTTCCTCGGCCTGGATGCCGCTGAGTTCGACAGCGGCCTGAACAAGTCCGAGCTGCGTGCGCGCCGCTTTGGCGAGGCCCTGGGCGGCGGCATAGTCAAAGCTGCGGGCCTGGCCACCGCCGGCCTGGCGGCGCTGGGCCTCACCGGCGCAGGAGCGTTGGCGCTCATCAGCAACCAGGTGGATTCCATCGCGGGCTTCCAGGACCTCGCCGACAAAATCGGCGACACGGCATCCAACGTGTCCGCGCTGCAGCTCGCTGCCGACCTGTCTGGCACGGCCATGGAGACCGTCGCCGGCGCATCGGTCAAGCTCACAGCGTCACTCTCCAAGACCGACGATGAAGCCAAGGGCACCGTGGCCGCGCTGAAGGCCATCGGCATCGAGAGCGAGAACTTCCGCAAGCTCTCGCCCGTGGCGCAACTGGATGAGATCGCGCGCTCGCTGGCAGAGTACGAAGACGGCGCGAGCAAGACCGCCGTGGCCGTGGCGCTGTTCGGCAAGTCTGGCGCAGAGCTGATTCCGTTCTTGAAAGACCAGGCCGAGCAACAGGGCCTGAACGTGCGTCTGACTGAAGACCAGATCGCCGCGGCCGACGAATTCAGCAAGCGCATCGCGCGCCAGAGAAGCGAGCTGTCGGCCCTGGGCCAGATCATCGTTGCAGAGAGCGTGCCCGCCGTGGGCGCCTTCACGGGAGCGCTGACGGATGCGATCAAAGAGACGCTGGGTCTGGACGAGAAAACGCAGAACCTCAAGAACAGCACGGCCATCAAAGATTTCTCGCGCAATGCGGTCGAGGCCCTGGGCTTCATCGTGGATGCAGGCGATGGCGTGGCGCGTGTGTTCTCCGGCATCGGCAAGACCATCGGCGCCGCCGCAGCGCAGGCCGCAGCCGTCGCACAAGGCGACCTCAAGGGCGCCATGCGCATCGGCCGCGAGTGGATGAGCGACATGGATGGACTGCTCAATTCGCCGCTGTTCTCCAAGCGTCTGCAGGACCGTCTGAATGCCCCTGGCACCTCTGGTGCCACCACGCCCGGCGCAGCGCCCAAGCCGCTGCGCTACACCTCGCCATCGGGCAAGTCCGCAGGCGGCGGCGATGACCCGCTCAAGCGCCAGCTGGACAACGATCTCAAGCTGCTGGAGAACGCGTACAAGACCGAGGAAGAGCTGCTGCGCGATCGCAACAAGATGCTGGACCTGGTCAACGGCCAGAACCTCATCTCGTTCGCCGACTACTACAGCGCGCGCCGCGCCGCTGCGCAAGAAGCGCTGGATGAACAAACCCGCGTGCTGGATGCCGAGATCGCCAAGCTGCAGGCTTACCAGTCCACGGCCGCAAAGGCCAGCGAACGCGAGTCCGCGCAGGGCAAGATCAACGACCTGCTGCAGCGCAAGGCCAAGCTGCAGCGCGACGCCGCTACCGAAGCCATCACCCTTGCGGCTGACGAGGCCAAGGCCTACGACGGCCTCAAGCGCAGCATGGAGGGCGTCAACGCATCTATTTTGGAGATGATCGGTTTGAGCGGCCAGGCCGCGCAGATGCGCTTTGACGCCAGCAATGCTGACCTGCGCGACCGCCTCACGGCGCAGGGCGACACGCAGGGCCTGGCCCAGCTCGATCGCCTGCGGCAGCTCACCGTGGCGCAGGCCGACTACAACCAGCGCCAGCAGGACAGCAGCGACATCGTTGCACGCCTGCAGATCCAGGAAGAGCGCGTCAACACCGCGCGCAACCTGGGTGCGATCGGCGAGCTGACAGCGCTGCAGCAGATCACCGAGGCCCGCCGCGCGGCCGTGGCGCAGCAAGAGGCAGAGGTGCTTGCGCTCGAAGCCATCGCCCGCGCCAGCGACAACCCGCGCCTTGTTCTGCAGGCCGAGCAGGCCCGCGCCGCGTGGGAAAAGCTGCGCGCTGAATCGGACCTGGTGGCGCAGAAGTTCGACACCATCGTGTCGGGCAGCTTCGGCGATGCGTTCGCGGACTTCATCAGCGGAACGAAGTCCGCGAAGGAAGCGATGCAGAGCTTCGCCGACTCCGTGGTGCAGCAGATCTCGCGCATGGTTGCCAACGACCTGGCCACCTCGCTGTTCAGCGGCCTCTTCGGTGGCAGCGGTGGCGGGGGCGGCATCGGTGGCTTCTTCGCCAGCCTGTTCGGCGGTGGCAAGGCGGTGGGCGGCGCGGTGAGCCCCGGCAAGTTCTACGAAGTGAACGAGCAGGGCCCCGAGCTGTACAGCCAGGGCGGCAAGACCTATTTGATGGCTGGCGGCCGTGGTGGGCGCATCACGCCAAACGCCGGCGGCGCGAGCATGGCGCAGACCGTCAACATCCACCTGCAGGGGCAGGTGGATGCCCGCACGCAAAGCCAGATCGCAGCCACCGTGTACGCGGCCACCAACCGCGCCATCGCGCGCGGCACGGCGTAAAGAAAGGGAGATGCCTCATGGCATTCTTTGAAGAGCGCTTCCCGGAGTGCATTCGCTTCGGCGTCACGGGCGGGCCGCGCTTCAGCACCACGCGCACCACGGCGCAAAACGGCTTCGGTGCCAAGCAGCGCAACTGGCAGTACCCGCTGCAGTCCTACCAGGCAGCGCAGGCGGTGCAGAGCGAAGCCGACTTCGAGGCCGTGCGCGCGTTCTTCTACAACGTGTACGGCGGCTATGACGGCTTTCGCTTCAAAGACTGGAGCGACTACCGCGTGACCGCTGGCAAGGGCGTGATCATCACGCGCGACGACGGCCTCAAGCAGCTCGCGCGCGCCTACACGTACGGCGTGCGCACGTTCACGCGGCCCATAGCCAAGCCGGTGCCCGGCACGGTCACCCTGACGGGTGGCGGGGTGCTTGACTACACCACCGGCATCGTCACCGGGGGCGCGCCCACCGCGTGGGTGGGCGAGTTCGACGTGCCGGTCGAGTTCGCTGAAGACCTGATGGACGTGGAAGTGGTCAACAAGTCCAGCAGCAAGGGCCTGTTCCTGTCATGGGCCTCGCTGCAGCTCACGGAGATTCGCATTCCATGAAGGCCCTTTCCGCGCCGCTGCTCGCGCACTACCAGAGCGGCAGCACCACCGTGGCCACGGCGCTGCGCATCGATCGCAAGGATGGCGCCGTCTTCGCGTTCACCTCGGCCGACCGGGACGCGGTGATCGATGGTGTGCGCTACCTCGCCGCGCCCGGCCTGGAGATCTCCAACGTGTCCTCTGCCGCGGGCTTTGCGGTGGACAACTTGGAGCTGACTGTGTTCCCCGACGACACGCTGCTCACGCGCGACTCGTTCATCGCGGGCCTGTGGCAGGGTGGCCGCTTCGAGCTGTTCGAGTACAACTGGGCCGACGTGGCCATGGGCCGCAACGTGCTCAAGCGTGGCTGGCTGGGTGAGTCGCGCTTGCGCGCAGAGGCCGTCACCGTGGAGCTGCGCAGTCTGCGCCAGGCGCTGCAGCAGCAGGTGGGCAGCTACACCACGCAGACATGCCGGTGGCGCCTGGGGGACGCGCGCTGCACCGTAGACCTGGCGCCGCTCACGCACCTGGGCGTGGTGGCCACGGCGCCCGACCGCTACACCATCACCGGCCTGGCTGCGGTGGACGACTACTACACCGATGGCGTGATCGCCTTCACCAGCGGTCTCAATGCCGGCGTTTCGCGCAAGGTGCGCGCGTTCGCGGGCAACACCTTCACGCTGGCCACGCCGCTGCCGTTCCCTGCCGCGGTGGGCGATGCGTTCACCGCCATTGCGGGGTGTCGCAAGCGCCTGCAGGACTGCCGCGACACGTTCGCCAACGTGCTGAATTTTGGAGGCGAGCCACACATCCCCGGCATTGATGCGCTCACCGCGTACCCCGCGGCGGGCAGCGGCGCATGAGCGCCGTGGTGGCCTGCGCGCGCACCTGGCTGGGCACCCCCTACCACCACCAGGCGCGTGCCAAAGGCGTGGGCGTGGACTGCGCCGGGCTGGTGATCGGCGTGGCGCGCGAGCTGGATCGCGTGGCGCCAGGCTTCGACATCGAAGGCTATGCGCGACAGCCCGACGGGTGGTCTTTCTTGGCCTGGAGCGACCAGTATATGCGCCGCATTGCGCGTGCGCAGATGGCCCCGGGTAGCTGCGTGGTGGTGCGCTTCGGCCGGCATCCGCAGCACATCGGCATCGTGGGCGACTACCTGCACGGCGGGCTTTCCATCATCCACGCAATGGTGGGGCGCGGCGTCGTGGAGACACGCCTGCTGCTGGACAACAACATGCAATTTGTGGCGGCCTACGCGCTGCCCGAGGAGGGCGCATGGCGCAGCTAGTTCTGGGGGTTGCCGGCGCGGTGGTGGGCGGCATGTTCGGCGCGCCGCAGCTCGGCTGGGCCATCGGTGCAGCCATTGGCGGCATGTTCGCCCCCACGCAAAAAAGCAGCGGCCCGCGCCTCACGGACCTTAAGGTGACGGCCAGCGAATACGGCGCGCCCATTCCCTACATCGTGGCGCACCCACGTGTCGCGGGCACGGTGGTGTGGGCCAGCGACAAGCGCGAGATCGCCACCACAACGCGCCAGGGCAAGGGCGGCGGCGCGGAGATGACAACGTACTCGTACGAGATCGATCTGCTCATCATGCTGAGCGACAACCCCATCGTGGGTGTGCGCCGCATCTGGTCCAGCGGCGCGCTGGTGTGGTCCTCTGCGGACGAGTCCGACGATGACACGATCTCGGCGAGTGAAGACGCCACGAGCTGGCGCGCCATGCGTGTGCACACGGGTGCACAAGACCAGCTGCCAGACCCCACGTATGAGGCCGCCGTGGGCGCCGGCAATGCGCCGGCATACCGCGGGCGCGGCACGCTGATGCTGGAGGGACTGCAGCTTGGCAACGGCGGGCAGCTACCCAACCTGACGTTCGAGATTTTTACGCGCGGCGTCGCAGGCAGCTCCGATGCGTACCGCGAGGACTACAGCCAGGCCACGGACATCGAGAGCTTCGGCTACGTGTTGCAAAGCGGCTCGCTGGCGGACTTTGAGCTTGCATCCATCCCCACGGGCACGGGCCTGTTGTGCCGCTCACGGTACAACACGCAGGTGGGCCGCATCCGCAAGGCCATCCCCATCACCGCTGCCGCGCGCATTGCGTTCGACGTGTGTGTGACGAACCCGCGCAACGATGATGCGGGCATCCTGGAGCTGTACAGCGGCGCCACGCGGGTGTTCTCGTTCAATGCGCGGCGTGAGCTGTCGGTGGATGCGGCGGGCCGCTCCACCATCGCAGTGGGTCCTGGCCGCGCATCCATTGCGGCGGCCACGCTGGAGATGGGCGTGTGGTACCGCGTGGAGGCTGCTGTGGACGGCGCGGCGGAGATTGCCGAATGGACCATCAGCAGCGGTGCCACCGTGGTGGCTTCGGGGACGGTGGCTACGCCAGCGTTTTCTGTCGATGCGATCTCTTACACCGTGGACGAGACGGCGATCTTCTCCGAGACCTCCGAAGTCATCTATGCCGACATCGAGGTCGGTTCCCGCGCGCGTGCGCTGCAAGAGCCTGAGCGACTGGACGACGTAGTGCGAGCGCTGTGCGTGCGCAGCGGCATTGATGCATCGCTGATCGATGCTGCGGCGCTGCAGGCCCAGTGGGTGCATGCCATGGCGATCCAGCCAGCCAGCATCGCGTCAGTCCTCCAGCAGCTGGCCACGGCGTACTACTTCGAGTGTGTGGAGAGCGACAAGCTGTACTTCCGCCGCCGCGGCGGCGCGCCGGTGGCCACCATTCCGTACGCGCACACGGGCGCAGAAGCGCTGCTGTCAGTGGAAGAGGCCAACGATCTGGAGCTGCCGAGCCAGGTCAACGTCACGTATCTCAATCTGTCCAACGCGTATCAGCAGGGCAACGAGGTAAGCGACCGACTCACGACGGACTCCACGGCCGTCAGCAATGTGCAGCTGGCCATGGGCCTCACGCCCGCAGCGGCCAAGGCTATTGCCGACACCGCGGTGCTGGACCAGACCCTGGCCGCGCGCACGCTGCGCACGGCGCTGGATGCGCGCTATGCCGCGCTGGAGCCCACCGACGTGGTGGTGATCAACGACAGCGCAGGACTGGGACACCGCGCGCGGGTCATCAAAGTGGGCGACTCCGCCGGCGTGCGATCGCTGGACCTGGTGACAGATGACGCACGCGTGCTGCGCGAGCTGGGCATCACCGGCGATGACTACGACGGCGACTACACCGTGGTGCCGCTGGCAGCCACGGACCTTGCAGTGCTCGACATACCGCTGCTGCGCGACCGCGACGATAACCCCGGTGTCTACGTCGCCGGCGACGGCCTGCGCGGGCGCTGGCCCGGCTACCTGCTGGCGCGCGACGGCGTGCAGTTGGGCGCCGTGACAACCGGTGCGGCCATGGGTGTCGTGGCTGAAGCCATGACGGACTGGCAGAGCCTGCTCATCGATGAGAGCAACGCACTCACGGTGACTGTCAACCCGGGCGACCAGCTGGTGAGCATCACGCATGCGGAAATGGCCGGCAGCACGCTGAACTATGCCGCCATCGGCGCACCTGGGCGATGGGAGATCGTGCAGTACCAGCGCGCCCAGCTGCTCGCCGATGGCGTCTACCGCGTGAGCGGACTGGCGCGAGGGCGGCTGGGCACTGAGCACCTGCGCGGCACGCACGCCGCGGGCGACCGCTTCGTCGCGCTGGACGGCAACGGCATGCAGCGCGACGTGGGCAACCTGGCCGAGATCGGCCTGCCGCGCACGTACACCGGCACCACGCTGGGCGCGCGGGCCGACAGCGGCACCGTGGTGACCATCACGCCCACATGGCAGGGCCTGCGGCCGCTGTCGCCCGTGGGTGCGCGCCAGCTGCTGCAGGCCAGCGGAGACATTGCCATCACCTGGGGCCGGCGCAGCAGGTACGTGAGCAACGTGCTGCTGGGCGTGCTGCCGCTGGCGGAGGCCGTTGAGGCCTACGAAGTGGACATTCTCAACGGCGCGGTGGTGGTGCGCACGCTGACCGCCAGCACACCGGCGGTGAACTACACGCAGGCCGACCAGGTGGCGGACTTCGGCGCGCCAGTCACCACCGTGGCGGCGCGCATCTATCAACTCTCCGCGTCCGTCGGGCGCGGTCAACCGGCGAGTATCTGATGGCAGACCAGGCATCCCCACTTCAACAGATCGCGGCGGGCAGCAACGCCGTGGACCTCATTAACGAGAACTTCGACGCGGCCAGCCCGGCGATGCTGTACGGCCGGGACGCGCGCACCACCACGCTGCTTACCTGGGGCTACGTGGGCGGGCGATTTGGCAATGCGTTGATCGCCAACGGCACGGTGGTGCTCACACCCAGCACCACAAACTACGTGGTGGCCAGCCGCACCACGGGCGTGGTGAGCGCCAGCACGTTATTGGCGGACTGGGACGCGCCCGAGAACGTGCGCTTGTACAAAGTGACCACGGGAACCGCAGCGGTCACGGGATACGAAGACCACCGGCAATCCATCGCCGGCGTGGGCGGATCGGGAACTGGTGATGTGACGGGGCCCGCTGCGTCTACGGACAACGCGCTGCCGCGATTCGACGGCGCGGGCGGCAAGACGCTGCAGGGCAGCGGCGTGTTGGTGTCCGACGTTGACGAAATCAGCGGCTACCGCGCGCACCGCAACGCTCAGACCGGCACGGCATACGCCGCGCAGGCCGGTGACGCCGGCAAGGTGATCGATCTGTCGAATGCCTCCGCCATCACGCTCACGTTGCCCAACAACCTGCCCGTGGGCTGGTGCTGTACGCTGGTGCAGGCCGGCGCCGGCCAGGTGACATGCAGCGCTGCTGTAGGCGCCACGTTGCGCAACCGCCAGGGCCACGCCAAGCTGGCGGGGCAGTGGGCGATGGCCACGCTGCACGTGCGCACCAACGCTGGCGGCACGGCGGCGGAGTATGTGCTGTGCGGAGACACCGCAGCATGATGGCCCTTCCTGCATCGCTGGGCGCAGTGCCCAGGCCCGCGGCGTCGGCCAGCGGAGAAGTGTTGCGGCTGGAGTTCGACGGGGCCGATGGGTCCACGACCATCGTGGACACGTACGGCAAGCCCATTTCGCGCTCCGGTGCGGTGGTGCTGTCCACGGCGCAGGCGTACAGCGGCGCATCGTCGGGGTACTTTCCGGGCGGAACATCAGACTACCTGACTACCCCGGCGAGTGCGGACTTCAACTTCGGCGCGGGGGACTTCTCCGTCAAAGCCGCGGTGTACCCCACGGCACTGTCTGGGCTGCGCATTCTCGTGACCAACCGCGCGAGCTCCGGATCGGACGCAGGCATCTTTTTCCTGTTGTCCGGCACCGCGCTGCGCGGGCTCTCATGGGGCCCTGCGGCAGGCACAACGATGAGCGACATCACCGGCGGCACGCTGATGCTCAATGCGTGGCAGCGGGTCGAGTACCGACGGGTGTCCGGCCAGTTCCAGCTGTTGATTAATGACGCGGTTGTAGCTAGCTCCGCGGTTCTCGCATCCGCGATTGCCGACAGCACGAACGCGCTGCGCATCGGAGTTGATCCGTCTACCACGGGGCGGCAGTACGCGGGCTACATGGATCAGCTCGTCGTCCGCAAAGGATAGCGCCCGCTGATCGAAAACCAAGGGAGGGAAACACATGCAAGACGACTTCGGCAACGCAATCGGACCGCACGTCGTGCGCAGCATCAGCGCTCGCCTGGACGATGGAGATGCCCGCATGCAGCGCATCGAGGGCGATGTGTCTGCCCTGCGCGCGGACCTGCAGGACAACACGGCAGCAACGAAGGCGGTGGCGGAGAGCACCAGCGAACTGGTGGCCGCATACCACGCCGCGCAGGGGGCCATCAAAGTGCTGAACTGGATCGCGCGCATTGCAAAACCGCTGGTGACGATCATCAGCCTGGGCATCGCGCTACTGGGTCTGTGGTCGGCTGTCAAAGCGGGGGTGAGCCCGAAATGAAAGCTCTACTTCGCAAGCGCCTCATCAATGCAGCGCTGGCCATCACCACGGCCGCCGCCGGCGCAGCGGCCACGCACTACGCTGGACAAGACCCGCCAGAGGTCATGCTGGCGTGGGAGCTGGGCGCGCACTTCGAGAGCGGCGGCAGGCACATCGGCACGCCGTACGTTGACAAGATCGGCCGCGGCCAGCCCTGGACGGTGTGCAACGGTGTCACTGGGCCCGACGTGGTGCCGGGCCGCTACTACACGCCAGACGACTGCAAGCGCATGGAGCTGTCGCGCTACCGTGCGGCGCGCAAAGATGCGGCGCGCATGTTCACGCACTGGGGCGACTACAACGCCTGGGTGAAGGCGTCGATTCTCGACATGCTCTACAACGTGGGCGCCCCTGCGGTGGAAGGCAGCACGCTGCTGGCCAGGGCCAACGCTGGCGACCTGGCCGGCGCGTGCGAGCAGATGCAGCGCTGGGTGTACGGCACGGTGGCGGGCCAACGCACGCGCCTACCGGGCCTGGTGGATCGCCGCGATGCCACGCGCGAGCTGTGTGCGCAGTGGGGTAGGGACGGGCATTTCAGCGCGGGTTTGATTGGGGAGGCAGGCCGATGATCGATCGTCTTTACACCTATGCCGCCACCGCCCTGGTGGCCGCCGCGATCGCCGGCGCCGGCGCCTGGCGCGTGCAGGAATGGCGCTGGCAGGCCAACACCGCGGCCGCCGACCAGCAGCGCCAGCAGGCCGAAGCCCAGGCCCGCGAGCGCCGCGACGCGCAAGCGCGCGAGCAGCGCGCCACCGCAGACCGCGCGGCCGGCGAACATGCGGCCGCATTGGCCGCACTCAACACTCAACTGGGAGACGCCCGTGCGCGCATTGCAAAACTCTCTGATCGCCGCTGCCTCGATGCTGGCACTGTCGGCATGCTCAACGCCATTGGCAAACCCGCCTCAGGTGTGGACGTGCGAGCCGCTGCCGGCGACGCTGCGAGTGCGCCCCCAGCCGCTGCCGGACCTGCCGACGACGCGGCTGCAGGCTACGCCAGCGAGCGCGACGCAGCCGAGCACATCGCACTCTGCCGCGCCCGCTACGCGGCCGTGAGCGGGCAGCTCAATCAGATCCTGGACATCGAGGATGCGAGAGCTAAAGCCGCTGAGGACGGCCAGCCGTAAAGCTGTGAAGCAACTCGCCGAGCGCCTGCGGCGAGAGCAGCGCGAGCTGGAGCAGGCACTGCGAGACAGGGCTGTGCGTGAGTCCATGCCGCGCGACGACTCAGTGCCGCCGCCGCGTATCGACTGAGCATCGCGCCCCACCGCGTGGGCGCTTATTTTTCTGCAACGACCCACGTGACGATGGGCCACTCCGGGTCATTGCGCGTCGCCGCGCGGTGCAGCGGGTGCCACGTCGCGTGTGGAATGCCGATCCAGCGCAGGCCGTCGCGCATGTGTAGCCACGCCTCGAAATTGCCCCAGCCGCCCACGCTCAGAATGCGCCTGTGCTTGCTGGCCAGCAGCTCCAGCGCCGCAGGCGTGAAGCGCCAGTAGTCGCTCGGCGCGCCGTGAACGGGGTTGATGAAGCACGTCGTGTGAATCGCTATGCCGCCCGGCTTGAGCACGCGGTGGCATTCATCGATCGCGCGCTGCGGGTCGCCAGCTACGTGTTCCAGTACTTGATCTGACAGCACGAAGTCAAAAGACTCGTGTGCGAATTGCAGATCAAGCATGTTGTGCTCGGGGTAGTCTGCTTTCGTGATGGCCGTGGGCTCGATGCCCATCACGTCGCACAGCCGATCAGATCCACTGATAGACAACACGGACCCGCGACGCGCGGGCAGCGGGACGCCCGCCAGCGTGCGGTACATCGAGTACCGCGTGATGTGCGGTCCGCGCGCCAGCCCGAGCATGGAGAGGCGCCAGAAAACGTTGCGTATTGAGCCAAGTAGAGGGGGCATGGTGCCGGCGAGGATAGCGGATGCGGATGGGTTCTTTTTTGCCGCGCCTTGGCGCGATGAATCACACTAAGTTTTTGTAGTTGATAGCGGGCGGAAAAGAGGTCAAAGAAATTAGGGGCATCGCTCAAAAAATAATGCTTGCGCTAGTGCATTGCTGTGGCATGAGCGCATGGGCTACACGTATGACACCGGGGCCGCGGCCCTGGGTGTGAATCGCAGCACGTACGCCAACTTGCTCGCTGGCCAGCGCCGCGACAGCGGTACGCTGGTGGTGTACGACCGCAGAACGGCCTTGGCCTGCGCTGCGCTGGAGGCTGGGTTGCGCCCCTTGGGTGGGGCGCAATGGGCGCTGAATTTGGTCGTTGCTGTCCGCATTTTTCGGTACGCAAGGTGTGTTTACGCGCGGTTGCAATGCAGCAACTTGATGTCGTCGCACCGCTTTCGTTGA